TGGGAAGCGATTCGCCAGGCGAACAAGCACCCGAACGTGGATACGCTGCTGTTGCGGCGCACGTTTCCTGAGCTGGAGACTTCGCTGCTCGGCTATTTTCGCCGTGACGTGCCGCGCGATCTGTACAGGAACTACAACGACTCGAAGCATGTGGTGACGTGGAACAACGGTTCAACGACGCGCTTCGGCTACTCGGCGAGTGAAAATGACATTTTCCAGTATCAGGGGGCGGAGTTTCTGTTCATCGGCATCGATGAGCTAACGCTGTTCACGCTAGGCCAGTGGCAGTTTCTAACGAGTCGTAACCGGACCCCAATTCCTGAAGCGAAACCGAACATGGCTGGGGCTACCAATCCCGGCAACATCGGCCACGCTTGGGTTAAGGCGTTGTGGATTGATAAGCGGCCAGCACCGGGCATGGACCGTCCTACGCAATACGACGCCAACGATTACGCGTTCATTCGCGCCACGCTGGACGACAATCCGATCTACCAGAACGACGCGGGATATCGCAAGACGCTCGACGCGCTGCCACGTCATTTGCGCCAGGCTTTTCTCAACGGCGACTGGAACGTTTTTGCCGGTCAATACTTCGACCTATTCGATCTGCGACTGCATACGGCGCGCGCGGAACAACTCGCACTCGAGCCGTGGTGGCCGCGATGGATCTCCGTGGATTGGGGATTCGAGCACCCGAGCGCCGTGTATTGGCATGCGGCGCGACCCGACGGGGCGGTGCTGACCTATCGCGAGTTTGTCGCTAACCATCTTTCGCCGCGCATGCTGGCGCAAGCCATCGCAGAGCGGACCGTACTCGCGCCGGAACGTCCGGCGTTCGGCGGAGCGGCGGGGCATGGGATGCCGGGCGAGTCCTCGCCACCTGGGACCGAGAAGATTACGGAAGTTTATCTTTCGCCGGATGCTTTTGCGCGGCGCACCTCGGATTCAACGATTGCCGAGCAACTGGGAGACGTACTGGCTCAGAACGGATTGCCGAGGCCGGCTCCGGCCGACGACGACCGCGTGGGCGGATGGATGTTGCTGTACCAGATGCTGGAGCAAGGGAAGTGGATCATCGCGGAGAATTGCTCGAGGCTGATTGATTGCGTGCCGACGCTGACGCGCGATCCGGCGAACGTCGAGGACGTGAAGAAAATGGACGGAGACGATCCGGCCGACAGCGCGCGGTACGGATTGAAGTCGCGCCTCTCGCCGGGCCGGGCGCCGGCTGAACAGCGCGTGTCCGAGCGGATCACGGCCGTGGATACGACGTCGCGGGCGATCTGGATGCAGAGATTTATGGGTGAGGAGCGGCGGGCGTCGCGGCCGGCGCCGGTGCCGCGACGGCATTGGTGGCGCAACCCGGCATAGTTGGCGACGGTTGAGGTGAAGATGGCGCTTGAAATTTCGCGGTGGCTGGAACGGGCGTGGCGGGCTTTGCGCAGCCCATATGTGTGCGTGCTCGAGGATGAACTCGCGCGGACGCGTGGCGAGGTAGAGAGGCTGCGCGGGGAAATTGACGTGCTGCGGCTGGAGAATCGCGCGGTGGTGAATTCGCTGCTGGGGACGGCAGGCGTGCCGCCGATTGAGACGCCGCGGCCTCTGCCGAGCGTGCCAGCGGTGCGGCGGCGTTCGTGGGCGCAGATCGCGACGGCGCGGGAGATTGAGACGGCGCGGGCGGCGCAGAAGCGCGAGCGGGAAGCGCAACGGGATGCTTAGGGCGGGTTAGGTCAACTCGTCAGAGACCTCAGCGCTCGGCGGGATTGAGCGACGGAATTGGTAAGCGAGGCGTTTTACAGAAGGGAATTATGGCTCATTACACAAGGACAATGCCGGATAACGGGAACATCGAAAGCGTTGAGCCGCCGCCCATGCCGGCCGCGCAGCCCGGGGCGCAGGTGGAGGCGGACGGGTCGCGCAGAGATCCGCAGGCCGCTTCGGCGAGCGGGATTCCATTGCCACAGAACCTCGGGCCGGACAACGAGCTCCTTGAAGATGCGGCTCCGCGATTGGTGAATGCGTTGCGGGAACTCGTGGTCATGTATCGGGAGGAAGGGCTGGTTGCGCGGAGGCACGAGATCCGGCGCATTCGGCAGGCGCGCCTATTCTGGCAAGGCTTGCAGTATGCGTGGTGGAATGCGCAGGACATGAACTGGCATCTGCCGTGGGAAGCGAAGATCTACGACGACACGGCGCTCGAGGATATGCCGCGTTATCAATTCGTGACGAATTTGTACCAGGCGTTTGGGCTTTCGTTCGTTTCGCTGATCAGCCAGGATGTGCCGGCGACGCGCTTTTATCCGCAGTCCACGCTGATCGAGGCGGACCTTACGACAGCGAAAGCGGCGTCGGAAGTCGCCACGCTGATCGAACAAAACAATCACGTCGAGAAGCTGCTGACCGGAGCAGGATTTTATCTCTGGACCGATGGGAAGATCGGCGGCTACGTGCGGTACGTTGCCGATGGGCAGCGTTTCGGATGGCGCGACGAGCTGGTGCTCGCGGAGCGCTGGGTGCGAATGGGGCGGGACAAGTATATTTGCCCGCAGTGCGGCGAGGAGAATGAAATCGACGGCGGTCAAGACGCGGACGAAGAGTCGGGGTCGAATGACACGAGCTCGAGCTCGGGCGCTTCCTCTTCCTCCGATGTGCCGAACGCGCCGCCGATCGATGCGTATGCGACGACGGCTATGCCTTCGGCGGAAAATGACGGCGCAACTGGGCAGAGTTTTCTTGCCGGTGCGATTTGTCCGGACTGCGGCGCCGCTCTTGGCGAGGCCGACTTCCGCCCGGCGCAGCGGGTGCCCGTGCCGATTGGGATCGGAACGCGGCGCGTGCCGAATGGCCAGGAAGTGATCTCGATCATCGGTGGGCTCGAGTTGAACACGCCGGTCTGGGCTAACGAGCAGCACGAATTTCCGTACTTGCAGTGGCAGCTCGAGGTTCATCGCGCAAAGCTCAAGGCTGCGTTCCCGCATGTTGCCGACAAGATTCAAACCGACGGTGCGAGCGGCGCCGAGGACGTGTATGCACGGGCGACGCGCGTGGCCGTGGCGCAGGGTATGCCGACCACGCATCCGGGCGACGCGCTGTTTAACCTGGTGACGTTCTCGCGGACCTGGATTCGTCCTTGGGCGTTTTACGCGATCGAGGACACGGCGGTGCGCGACGCGCTGCTGCAACTTTTTCCCGACGGCTGCTATGTGGCGTTTGCCGGCGATACATATTGCGAGTCGCGCAACGAGTGCATGGACGATTGCTGGCGCGTAATGCATGCGCTGCCCGGCGACGGGCAGAATCGGCCGAGCGTAGGGGAATCGCTGATCGACGTGCAGGAGCGCTACAACGCGCTCTCTAATATTCAGGCCGAGACGTATGAGTACGGTATCCCGCCGATCTACGCCGATCCGCAGGTGCTCGATTTTGACGCGCTACAAGGGCAAACCGCGGAGCCTGCGGCGCACTATCCGGCGAGGGCGCGGCCGGGCATGTCGCTGGCCGACGGATTTTTCCAGCCGGCGCCGGCGCAAGTCCCGCCCGACATGCTGCGTCATCAACAGGATCTCATCGGGCCGATCGCGCAGTTTCTGACGGGGCTTTTTCCCGCTGTGTTTGGCGGGGAGATGGAGAACGTCAAGACGGCGAGCGGCTATGCCATGGCCAGGGATCAGGCGCTCGGAAGACTCGGGCTGGTTTGGCGGCGGCTGAAGCATTTTTACGGCGACGTGATGCTGCTCTCGGTGGACTGCTTCCGTAGGAATCGGCCGAGCGACGTGGAGATGCCGTTTCTCGGCGCGGGCGGACAGTTCGAGGCGAAATTCATCCGCTTGGCGGACCTCAAGGGCAACATTCAGGCGCACCCGGAATCCGACGAGACGTTTCCGCGGCTCAAGTCGCAGCAGCGGGCCGTGCTGCAGCAGCTCATGAGCAATCCCGATCCCACGATTCAGGCCGCGTTGCGCGAGCCGGCGAACCTTGGCTTCATCAAGTCGCTCATCGGGCTCAGCGAACTGGTTGTGCCAGGCGACGATGCGCGGGAAAAACAGTTGCGAGAGATTCAGCAACTGCTGGCGTCGGGGCCGGTGGTTGTGCATGCGCCGCGGGAAGGCTCGGGTCCCGACGGTGAGAAGACCGAAGTGCATTTGATCTCGACGGTGCCCGTGGACGAGATGCTGGACGATCACGCCACGGAGTTTGAGGAGTGCCGCCGCTGGGCGAGCTCGGATGCGGGACAGATTGCGCGGGCGCAGAATCCGGCGGGATTCGCGAATGTGCGGGCGCATGCAGCTGAACATGCGACCGCTATGGCGCGGCAGCAGATGCGGGCGGCGCTAGTGTCGGGTGCGGCCGGCCCGGCGGGGTCACCGGGAGCGCAAGGCCCGAAGAATTCTGAAACAGGAGGAACGAGCGATGCAGCAGGGAAGTAATGCGGGCGGGGCGGCGACGTTAACCGACGAGCAGATTCTTGGAATGGACGAGGGACTGGAGTCGGGGGGCACAGACGGCACCTCGGGGGCAGATCAGGGTGCGGGGAGATCTGGCGGCTCGGCGGCTGCGCAGGGCGGGGCTGAGCAGCTCGATATGGCGTTTGACGATCTGCCGGCGCAGACGAATGGGGCGAATGGCGCTGCTCCGGCAACGGGTGCGCGACCAAACGATGCGGCAACGAGCGCGGGCGAAGGCGAGCCTGCGTGGCTTGCGACGCTGGACTCGCAGCCGGCGGCTGCGGCGGAGGCGCGCCGATGGCGCGATGCTGCCAAGGACGTGTCCGCGCTAGACGCGGCGTATTTCAGCGCCGAGCCTGGTGCGCGATCGGGGCTGGCCGAACGGCTGTACCAGAGCGACCCGGCGGCGTTTCGTTCGATGCTGGCGGAAAGTGCACGTACGTTGGCGGTGCGCGATCCGCAGGGGCTGGCGGAGCTTGCGCGGCAGCTCAGCTTGCCGGACGCGGTTGCGGCACTGAGGCCGGCGCGGAGCTTGGCGCAGGCTGCACAGCCGGCGTCTGAATCGGCCGCGGGGGCTCAGGAAACTGCGCCGGCGAGCAATCGAGTCAATGGGCAAGTGAACGGGCAGGCGGGCGTTCAGCAGAGCGGCCCATCGAACAGCGGGGCGGCATTTCCGGCTGAGGCCTATCGAACGTTCGAGTCCACCACGAATGAGGATGTTGGACGGCGCATGCACGAAGCGATTGATCGCACGCTGACTTCGACGCTGCCGCAGGGTGTGGCGGAAGGCGCACGCCGGCGCATCGGGGAGGACATTTTTCGCGAGGTGCATGCTTCGCTGGCGAGCGATCGAGAGCTGTCGCGACGCGTGGGGGAAACGCTGAAGGACTGGCGGTTTGACGCGGCAGCGCGGCAACAGGTGGTTGCGATGGTTTCGGGACGGGCGCGGGCTGTGCTGCCCGAAGTGGCGCGGCGAGTGGTGGCCGAGTGGACTTCGTCGGTGCTAGCTTCCGATCGCGCCAAGACGGCGCGCGTCGATGCGGCTGCTGCGCGGCGCGACATTACCGGCGGGCGGCTGCCGGAGCCGGTGTCGTCCAGCACGCTGCGGCCGCGCGAAGTGGATTATCAGCGGCTGAGCGACGAGCAGATTCTGGAGATGTAGTTTTGGAGGTTGGAGAGTCCCCAGCTCGCCTAGCGAGGAGCGGAGGCGTGGTGGGCGAGGCTTGACTTTGTTCATTTTCGGAGCGTGCGGTTCACGGCCCCGGCTCGCGGGGCCATTTTTATTTCACGCCACTGACTGTGGCTAAGGAGAAAACGCTATGACTCAGATGCAGAATGCGCAGACAATCGCGCTGCAACTGGAAAAGGTTCGGGACAAGGTGCCGCTGCTGTATGAGCGGGACGATGTTCTGCTGACCATGATTCAGCAGCGCGGGGACGTGGAAAAAGTCAGCTCGCGGAACATGCGGCTGCCGCTGCAGCTGGTGCCGGGCGGCAAGGCGGGTTCCTACAACGCGGATGGCGGCGACCTGGGGCGCGGGTCGGGGACGACGTATGACGTCGCGCAAGTGACGCCGATTTTCTTCCGGTTCGCGGTGGAAATCTCGAAGTTGGTGGAGTATGCCAGCAACGCACGCGAAAAGGCCATCGAAAATGCGGTGAAGCGTGAAGTGGCCAATGGCATGAAGCAGTTCCGTTCGTTTCTGGATAAGGTGATTCAGACGGGCGGAAACGGCGTTCTGGGCACGATCAGCTCGGTCAGCGGCGAGACCATCACCATGGCCGTTCCGAACGGCGCTGCGCTGGTCTACCTCAACCAGACCATTCAGGTCTATGACACGACGCTCACCACCAACCGCGGATCGTGCAATGTGCTGGCCGCTGACCCGGTCAATGCGCAGACCATTACCGTCGACGCGCTCCCGGCCGGAACGATCGCCACGGACGTCATCGTGCATGATGGACTCAGCGGGGCGCAGCCGGTGTCGCTCTACGGCATCAAGTATCATCAGAACAATGCCACCACCGGCACCTGGCTGAACCTGAACCGCGCCACCTACGCGAACCAGCTCCAGACGCCACGCGTGAACGCTGGCAATTCCGCGCTGGTGCCCGGCTACGTGCGCCTGGCGATCAACAAAGTTCGCAAGTCGTTGGGGATCGCGCAACTCGGCAAGCTCATCGCCTACACTTCCGTGGAACAGGAGCACGCCTGGGAGAATTTGGGCATCACCGTCAGCCAGGTGATCAAGGAGAGCGGACGCGACGGCAGCGCGAATGATCTTGACCCGCTGTTCAGCGGGCGGAAGACCATGTCGGGTGTGCCGATCAAATCTTCCATCAACGCCGACCAGACGCGCATTGATTTCCTGGATCTCTCGCACTGGGGTCGCGCGGTAATGAAGGACATCGACTTCTTCGAGATCGGCGGACAGACCGTGTTCCCGATTTACGGGGCGTCGGGTGGTATCTCGGCCGCGTTCATCTTCTACTTCGACACCGGCTTTCAGGTGTGGGACGACTCACCGCGCACCGGGGCTTATATAGACACACTTGCAAGGCCGGCGGGGTACTGATCCGCGTCAGCCGATCCGAAGTGGTGCCCCATCCGCTGGTCTTGCGTGCGGGTGTTGGAGTTGACGTCACTCGAAAACCCACGCGTAAAAACGGCGTGTGGGGCACTCGTACGTCAAAAACCCCACCCTTGCACAAACCGCAAGGATGGGGCACCCAACTTCACAATCGAATCAAAGGCCGGGTCACTCGCGCAAGCGTCGCGTGCCCATTCAAGTTCAATTCTTTTAGGGAGAAGAGAATGGCTATCACACTTACGGTTACCGACGTTGATCCCGGGACCACGCTTGTCTATGTGTTCGGTACGGTTGCATTTTCGGGGACGTACACGAACGGGACCGGCGACACGGTCAACTGGCTCAGCATTGTCGAGCAGCTCGGCGTCACCGGGCAACTGGTCGTCGCCAGCATGGGCAATCCCGCGTTTGGGCCGACGCAGTCGTTTTTCTGTGTGCAAGGCGGGACGCCGAACCAATACAACCTGTCGCAGGGTACGTCAGCCAGCAACTGGGTGATGCGGGGATACGCCGCGGGCGGGACGGAATTCTCGAACGGGGCGTACCCGAGTTCGGCAACCGGCGATAAGGTCGTCTTCGCCGCGCAGTTCCGGCGCTTGACGTAATGGTCCGCGTACTGCGCGAGCGGCACGAAGCTGTGCCAGCGGTTGAACGGCGGCTGCGGCTGGCCGGTGGCATCAACCGCTATGGCGAGCCGATGTACCGCGCCGTCTGGGGATGGTCGCGGCTGGGATGGATCGGCGGGAAGTGGATCGACCGCGACGATGCCGGAAGCGTGGTGCGGGAAGTCGTGGAGATGCGGTGGGTGCCGAAGTACGTGCCGCACGACCGCTGGCACATCGAACGTTGGATGCCAGCGGAAGCGTACGGTTCGCCGAGCGATTGGTACGCGCAGACCGTTGAACGGGAAGGTGGCGTTAGCGTGCCGGCGCTGGGGCCTTACCCGGAACGCGGGGAGTACGAGCACTGCTTCACGCTCGAAGGGCCTAGCGGCGAGTTCGTGCAGCTCACGCCAAGGGTCGCCGAATACATTGCGCGAGCGATTGAGTTCGGCAGGCTGGCGGGGTCGGGCGACCGTCGACGTGCGATCGAGGAACGCGAACGGCGGGCGGATCGCGACTATGACTCTTGGGCGTTTGACAGGCTTGACAGTGAAATGCCGGCATTTCACGGCTTGCCCCACGCGACGGTCCTGCACTAGTATCCGGGCTGCGCATGGCGCCTGGACCGGAGCGGGGAAGTGCGGAAAGCAACGCGTGGCCAAGGATCACCCTGGTCACTCCGGTTCGCAACTCCGCTCATTACATCGAACAGACGATTCAGTCGGTGATCTCGCAGCAGTATCCGAATCTTGAATATTTTATCGAGGACGGCGGATCGACCGACGGCACGCTGGATATTATCCGCAAGTACGAAAGCCAGTTGAGCGGCTGGGCGAGCCAGCCGGACAACGGCATGTACGATGCGCTGAATCGAGGTTTCGCGCGATCGACCGGCGAGTTGATGGGCTGGATCAGTGCGACCGACCTGTTGCACACCAGATCGCTCTTTGTGGTGGGCAGCGTGTTTCGTGCGCTGCCGTCGGTGGAATGGATCACGGGGCGGCCGACGGGTTTTTCCGGCGAAGGCTGGCCGGTGGGCGTGAATCGCAGCCTGCGACGCTGGTCGCGCTGGAGATTTCTCGCAGGGTCCAATCGATATATTCAGCAGGAATCGACGTATTGGCGGCGCAGCTTATGGGATCGGGCAGGCGGCCAGCTGGATGCTTCGCGCCGGGATGGCAGCGACTTTGAGCTGTGGACGCGATTTTTTCGCTATGCGCAGCTGTATTCGGTGGATGCGTTGATTGGCGGGTTTCGCGTTCATCCGGAGTCGCTGAGTTTGACGCAAGTCGAGAAATACAATCGCATTCACGATGGAATTATCCGGGCTGAGCTCGAGCGCACGCCGTGGGGCGGGGCTTTGGGCGCGTTCCAGGGCATTAGCCGCGCGATGCTGAAGATTCCGGTGGTCAGCGTGCTGTGGCGTAATACGGTGGTGAGCGCGCTCGTGCGTTGGCCAGGGCCGGATTGGGCGCCTGTGATTCGGTATCGAAACCACACCTGGACACTGCAGAGGCATTAAGGGCGAAGACCCAACTTAAAGCGCAGTTCCCCCTTTCGGGTCGAAGCATTTTTGTCTGGGGCAACAAGGGAAAAGGCTCTTGGAACGACACTTTGGGCGGTGTTCGGCACCGCACCGCGAGCGGAGCTTCGCACGTTTCGATGTATCGCGGTCGTCACAACATCGTCATTCGGAAGACTCGAGGATCCAAAAACAAATGAGGGGAAGATGACACAAGAAACGGCAGTGATTGTGAATTTGACGGAACAGAGCTGGGTGTTGCATCGCAGCTACGGCGTTTTTGCCGTCGGAGCTTGCGTTACCGGGGAGCCGTACGCGCTCACGCGGGTGGCCTCGCGCACGGCGTTCATGGATTTGGGCGACAAGCGCACGTACGACGTGAAGATCACGGCGCGCGAGGTGGCTCAGGATCTTTGCCACGAGATCAACTCGGATGGCGGAGACGACAGCTTTTTCGGCGTGTTTACCGCAGCGGGCGATGCGCCTACCGAAGAAGAACTCATGGAGGCGCGGGAACGGCTTGCGGCTTTTTACCGGCGAGTGGTGATGGCGGCGGACCGCGAGTGGGAGCGTTCGCATTCGTACCTTTTCATTAACGATGTGGAGCGGCGAGCGGCGCGGCACCTGGGTCTCGACAAGGAATGGCATTATCAGCCGCGCGAAACCATGGAGTGTCCTGGATGCGGCGAGAAGATCAAGCCGAACGTGGCTGTGTGCAAGTGCTGCGGCGCGATTCTTGATCGGGTCAAGGCGGCTCAGCTCGGGCTGGTGCCAGCGGTGAGCGAAACGGCTGCGATGGCGCCGACG